AAGTTCATGTTATAAGTATTAATTTTAACCAAAGGTAATACTTATTTCTGTAAGTTACAAATAAAAACAAAAATATTACTTACTCGTTCCTGATTCTACTTTTAAGATTTGTTGGATTGTTCCTTTAACTTGCATCGACATAAATTGTGTTATTTAGTTTTGTAATATTCAATTGTTTTGTAAATAGACGTAGTTACAATACGTTCTATCATCTTTCTTTTAAAAGAAGGTAATTCTGATTTCTTAAATAGTATTTCAGTAAAGCTATCTTTCATAATTTGAATGTCAAACTCTTCGAAAAAGCTATCAATACCGCTTTTGCGCTTATATCCTGCCGGAATTGGCTGATTAACAATTGAACTTATTTCATTTTTAATAATGTCATTAAAGTTCCGATCATCAAATATTTCCTGAATTGTTGATTCAGCAGTAATTTTTGTTGTTTGGTTTTCCATAAATTTTAGTTTTAAATTGAATGATGCTAAAGTACTAAATAACATTAATCTATGCAATTAAAAAATATAGATCATTTCATTAATCTAATCAATTTTATCTATATCTTTGAATTGCTCATTTCATAGTTTGGTTTTTAGGTAATTTTGGTTCAAAGCATCGGGTAGTAATCCGGTGCTTTTTTAGTTTCAATTTAATTTATTAAGTTTGTAGTTGTTATAAATTAAATCTATGACAGAAGAAACTAAACAGCCCAATACCATACATACAACAGATAAGCAGTACTACGTGCTTAAATGTATGGTTCAGAAAATCTACTCTTTAATCTTCGGGGGCAGCCGATGCTTAATGCCTAATACATTAGTATTAACATCGCAAGGGTATAAGGAAATTAAAGATATTGAAATTGGGGACGAAGTTCCAACTTTAAGTAAATCAGGTAAAATAGAAAATAAAAAAGTTGTTAATAAGTTTATGTCGTTGGCTGAACACCCAAAGCATAAAGTTATTAAATTTGTGTTTATTAATAACACTCAAATAATTTGTAGTTATGGACACAGATTCTATTTTCAAGGAAAATTTACTAAAGCAGCTATCATTGCCAAACGAGCAATGGAAAGTAGTAGAAAACAGCAACGGAAGGTACAGAGTATCAAATTTTGGACGACTTTGTTCGATGAATTATTATGCAGCGGACGAAAATGGTGGAGAAGTTGGTATTATGAAGCCAGCAAAAGATGCAAATGGTTATTTAAGAACAATGATAATCTTAAATGGGAAGAATACGACAATAAAAATGCACCGTTTAGTAGCGAAGCATTGGGTTGCGAATCCAGAAAACAAACCGCAAGTAAATCACATAAATCATATTCGTTCTCACAATTATGCAGAGAACTTGGAATGGGTTACATTAAGAGAAAATATAGATCACATGATGAATGCAGGTCGTCAGACAGTAAATCATGGAGAGAAAAATGGAATGTCTTTATTAACAGACGAAATAGTAAGAAATATAAGGAAGGAATTTATTCCACACAAAGTAACACGAAAGATGTTAGCGGAAAAGTACAATTGCAAGGACACTTGCATAAAGGATGTTATATTGGGTCGGAGTTGGAAGCACGTGAAATAGATTTAAGAGATATTAAGGCTGTTGAATTTTGTGATTATTCTGATTATCTATATGATATAGAAATTGAGGATAATCACAATTTTTTTATTACAAAAGACAATATAATAAGCCATAATTCTGGCAAGTCATTTATCATATTACTTAGGATGCTTTCGATAGCATCAAAGCATCCATGCCGTCAATTAGTAGTTAGATTTCACTTTACAGATGTTAAAAAATCAGTAGTATTAGAAACACTTCCTAAGATTGCTGGAATGATGGGAATAAGCTATCATCTGAATCAACAGGATTGGTTTATAACTATTCAGAATGGCACAAAAGAACCTTCTGAAATATGGTTTGGTGGGATAGATGAGGGAAGGGGATTAGATAGGATATTAGGGAAGGAATATTTGAATATTTGGTTCAATGAAGCATCAGAAATAACCTATAATGCCTATCAGACTGTAATTACACGTTTAGCACAAAAAGTGCTGTTAAAAGACCGAAAAACAGGTAAACAACTCTATAAACAAAGGCAAATAGGCACTGAAATTAAAGATGGTGTTGAAGTGCCTATTATGCAGTTCGTTTATGACGACAACAAAAAGAAAATACCTAGACAAGTAACAAACAGAGTATTTCTTGACGAGAATCCACCAAAAAAATCGCATTGGACTTATAAGCTATTCTTTGATCACATTGAACCTGAAAGCAGAACATTACTTGAAAATCCAGAAGAATACGGAGCAGTCCAGGTAAACCCACTTGATAACTCTGAAAATATTGATGAGAGCTACGTTAAGCGACTAAATGCAATGCCACCAAAGTTAAGGACAAGGTTCCTGCTTGGAAACTTCGCTGATGATATTTCCGGTGCACTATTTACTGAAAGCTCAATTAATAGGAACAGATTATTGCAATACCCAACACTTAAACAGGTAGTAATTTCTGTTGATCCTGCGACTACTTCTAAATCAACTTCTGATGAAACAGGTATTGCGGTAGTTGGGAAATGTGAACGAGATAGAGGTTATTTAATAAATGATAGTTCAGGAATACTTAAACCTAACGAATGGGCTGATATTGCAGTAAAACTATTCTATAAGTACGATGCTGATTGTATTGTTGCTGAAATCAATCAGGGTGGCGAAATGGTAAAAGCTGTAATAAATAACATAGACCCAAATGTTCCTGTAAAAACAGTTCATGCCACTAAAGGCAAAATGCTTCGTGCTGAACCAATATCATACCTGTACGAAGAAGATCGTATTAGCCACGTAGGAGGTTTTACTGATGCAGAAAATGAAATGACAAGCTTTACCGGTGCTGAAGGTGAAAAGTCACCAAATAGGCTTGATGCTATCGTTCATGGGTTTACCTACCTATTCCCAATCGGTAAATCAAGCGATACAGAATACTTCAATAGAGAAAAAGTTAGATTCTTTGATAAATACAACATGGAAGATTCTGAAAGTTTCGGGTACGTTCGAATTACCGATGCAGATAATTACAGTTTCACTATGCTTTGCCTGAAAATAAAGGATAAGAACATATTTGTGACAGATGTATTGTTTAATGATTTTCTTCCATTCGACAATCTTGAATCGGTGCGAAACATTACGATGAAGAACCAATTAGGCACAATTTATGTCGAATGTCCTAAGACCCATGCTTTATTCACAAGGTCGGTTAAGAACCTTGATATATGCAATGTCAGGGGTATAAACCTTGAATCAAGCGAAGATAATAAGATACTGATTGAATCACAGTTTATTAGGGAAAAGTTTTCGTTTATGTCCGAGCCTGAAGATGCACAATACAAAGATTTCATGCGGCAATTACACGGCTATACTTCTGTTGCAACAAAAGATGAGGTATTTGCACCTTCATCGCTTGCCGGAATAAGTGGAATCATAAAAAAGATGTATCGAGAAAGTCTATAAAATAAATTTATCTATAGATTTTGTTTATTGAAAATTATTATTATTACATTTGCATAATACTTAAACTATTTCAAAGAATGGGTTTTCACGATGATTACTTTTTGTCGAAAGATGAAATAGATAAAAGAGAAGCTATAAAATCTGATATTTTAACAGAAACATCTTTTAAAATAGGAGGTAATTTTAGCCCTGAATTATTAAGATTAGCAAGAAGTGCTAGTTGGGTTAGCCTAAGCAACCTGTATAGCATTTACATGAATAATCCTGTTCTTTTTGCAGTTTTATCTATTAATGCGAAATATCTTTCAAGTGTAGATGTTAAGGTTCGTGATATTAAGACAGGGGAGATTTATAGCAAACAAAATATGAGGGAAGGAAAAATCACTGACCCGATAGCTAAGAAAATGTTTCTATTGATGTCTCAACCAAATCCATTGCAGTCAACAGTAGAATTTTTGACTTTAAATTCGATCACTTACGACCTATACGGTAATTCAACGACAAGAGGTAATTTTGCGTTTAACCGTTATGATATTAAGAATATTGCCACCATGTATAACCTTTGGCCTCAGTTTATGAAGCCAATAATGACAGGCAAATTTCTTAATGCAATTGATATTAAAGATATTATTGAGAAGTGGGAATATACTATAATTTCAAAAGATAGTCAAAAATACTTTAGTCCTGACGAGATATTACATCGGAAAGAAGCGAACCTTACTTACAATTGTCCTGAAGATGTTATTTTAGGCAAAAGTAGGGTTATCCCATTGCAGATGCCACTTTCAAATATTTCAATGGCTTATGAAACACGGAATGTAATTGCAAAAGAAAGAGGTATTGAAGTAATTATAAGTTCAGATAATAAAGACCAACAGTTAGGAAGCA